TGCCATTTTTAAATATTAATGGTGTTGCTTGGTTTCCGTATGTTACAGAAGGCAATGCTGTGTCTGTTGGAGCATTGTAGATTCCAGTAAATGTGAAATCTATAGATGGAATTTCACCAACGGCTGCTGAGATGGCAAAAGTTCCTCTGCAACCTGTAACGATATGCCTTACACCATCTACGTTGTAGTGAATAGTAACAGAAGAAAAACTAGCTGAGATAGGTTCATAAGTAACGCTGGTGTTACTTGCAACAGTTTCGCTAAAACCACAAGCTTTAAGCGCACTTCCATATCTAGGCGCAGTTCCAGCAGTTCCAGATCCAGCAAGTTCTACGCTAAACGTACATTCAACTCTGGTGTTTGCTAGTAGCTGTTGTGATGCGCCTAAATAAGGTCTAACAACATCTCTGTTTACTAC